TTGTGATCGTCATTGCTCTTCTGGTGATGGCGGTGTTGGTGGATTTTACGGGAAAGATGATGTCTGTCATTTCTGATGGCGTCCTCATTGGTTTGGCGATCTACTTCGCTTATCCGTTAGTTCGTAAAGCAAAGTGTTAATGACAAGGGCCATTTGGCCCTTGTGTTTCGTTGACCGAAATAGAGAGTTTGCACCTTTACGTTTAGCTTGCTCCCCTTATATGCCACATCACAATAAAGCCAATAAGAAAACAACTTGTTTAAGCATTAAGGAAAACACATGTGCGAGAAATGCAAAGCAATAGCTGATGAACAAAACGCCCTATTCGAAGAAATGGATGCTAATGAACTTGTCAAAATGTTAGCCATTCTTCGAGGAATAGAAGACGTTTCCATATTTGAGAGACTGTTTACAATACTTAATTTTAATTCCACCTTTGAAGAGCCAACTCAGATTGTAGCTTTGGCACACCATTTCGGTGTTCATTACCTTGCTGAAAAAGAGAGAGCTGATAAGTTGCAAGCGACTTTGGATATGGTGAGCGAGACTCAAGGAACTGATGACGGTAACAAAAGTGAGACGATTATTGCCAGCAAAGATCGTGAAATTGCCGGGCTTAAATCCTCTCTAACGATGTTGATGTCTGCAATTAACCTTATGTCTTCTAAAGCAGGTTATAAAATGCCATCACTAAACAGCGACGATCCGATGGCCGTTCGCCAGCTTTTAGGTGCAATGGCCGACCAGCTCGACGACACAAAGAGTCGCCTTGAAGACATGATGCGGGAGCTCACGCATCGCCATGACTTGAATAAGCAGCCGCACAAAACGCAATACGCACTCTAATACTGCACCAGTCGACAGGGGGCGAAAGCCCCCATTTTTACGCCTTAAATCTGCTGTAACGCCTATGAATGCAGCTTTTATGCCTTTTCAAGTTTGCGATAATTACACCAATCAGAAAACAAATTATTTAATGGTGTAATTATGAATACAGCCCTTTCCATCAGCGACGATGCCAGCTCAAACACGGCTATCGACTATCGTCAGGAAATGAATGTCATCCACGAAATCGTGGCCGAGTGCGAGAAAGAGATCGCCTTCATGTATCAGGTACACGACTTCGTTTATGGCGACGAACGCCACAACATGATTAATCGCCTGCTGAGACTAAACCATCGACCAGATGAAGATCGCTCGCGTTTAAATCGAGGTTGGTTGGATAAAGTCGATCTGGAATGGGTGAAACAGAATATTTGGGCCGAGTACTGGAGGAAGGTCACGGACATGACTAACGTTTTGCTGATCATGCCAGCTTCCCGTCGAGATGAGTGGCGCGAGCAGTTTATAGAGGGCAAACAGGAAGTCATCAAAACTGACAGAACCGGCTACCAGATGAAGGTTAAAGAGTTCGTTGGTGTACCGGAGTTCAAAGCAGAAACGGTCATACCCACGATGCTTAATTTGCTGAATGACAGGCACAAATATCTCTCTGAGCGCGTGTATGGCTTGTTTAAGGCGCTGAGTCCTGCGCACAAGACAAATAAGACAAACGGTTTCAGCGAGCGTCTGATAATCGCTGACTGCATTTCTGATTTCTGGCGGGACAGCGTTAGCGTGAACTATCGCAAAGAGGACTACATCGACGATCTGCGTGTCTTGCTTCATTTCTTCGCGCACAAAGAATTTATTACCATCAACCGCACTGCTGAGGTGCTATCAGCTGCGTATCGGGCAAACGACTGCCAGACCGGTGACTGGATGAACGTCGATGGAAATCTGATGCGCGTGAAGATGTTCAAGAACGGCAACGTTCACTTTGAAATACATCCTGACGTGGCCTGGAAGTTGAATGAGGTGCTGGCTTACAGTATGCCTGCTGCAATTCCCGCGCCATGCCGAACTGCGCCAAAAACACGGGCACCAAAGCAGTTCGGGTTAATCCAGAAGACGATCTCCGTGCCGGTTCGCACTGCGCTTCGTGACGGGCGATTGAGCAAAGACAAAGGCGTATGGTACTTCTCTGATTCAGCTCTCCAGAAGTCGCAGGTGGAAGAGCTTGAGCGCACACTGAGCTTCATTGGCGGCGTGCAGGAGAAAAAGCACTGGCAGTTCCCGTATGACATCGGCCATACGCTAAATACGATTGTGGCTACCGGTTTAATACCGGATACAAAATCACACCAGTTCTACCCTACCCCACGCTTGATTGCTGAGTACGTTGCCAGAGCCACTGAATTGAAGCCTGGTGAGAAGCTGCTGGAGCCTCAAGCCGGACGTGGGGATCTTCTGGCCTATATTAACGCCGATCTGGAAGATGTTACCTGCATAGAAATCGCACCTCTCTTCGCTGATATCCTGCGTGGAAAAGGGTATACGAACACGATTTGCTGCGACTTCATAAAGTGGTCTGAGGACAACGCAGGTTATCAGTTCGACAAAATCGTTATGAACCCGCCGTACTCGCTTGGTCGTCATAGAGAGCACACGCTGGCTGCGCTGGGGCATCTGAAAGTCGGCGGGCGTCTTGTAGCAGTATTGCCGGGCACTGCGCCAATACTGGACTGGATGACGATGGATAATTACGTTTATGCCAGAGGGAAGTCGTTTACCAACGAGTTTGAAGATACCGGGATCACAGTCAGCGTATACGTTTTCAAACGCGTTAAATGATAGGTAAATACTTACTTAATTTGTGTAAGAATGTAGTAACTAAACGATAAGAGAAAAACACATGAACAACCTCCAGTTAGAGCATTTTAACGTCACAGGCCATTCTGATTTTCCTTTCAAGTTTACATTGAAAGGTTATGCAGAGGATGCGGTAGGCCAGATTATTATTGATAAAGGCATCGTTAAGTTTGAGGGGAATTTTGATGAATCCGCGAAAACATTCATAGACTTCGTTGCCAAACGTTGGAGCGAGCAATGGAAAGACATGGAAAAGCGCGCTAGTGAGTTTGATCGGTTCATGGATGCAATGGATACAGCAAAAGAGGCTCTTGCTGCCGGGACTCCGTTAGATCTTGAGTCACTTTTCAACGGCGAAGTGGCCTCTGCGATGTTCGCCACCATGTTCGCGGGTGAGTTCGTCCGCAGCGGTGCCAAAAACTACCTTGAGCTGGATTACAACGTCCCTGCAATTGGCGATTTCGTCGTTACCATCCAACGCAAAGAAGGTAAGACGCCAGGTGAACGCGTCGCAGAGCTTGAGGCCGTTGTGGATCAGCGTAACGGAGAGTGTGACCGTTTGATCAACGAGCTTCATGCACTTCGGGAAGAAAGAATATGTGCGGGTAGCAATACACGTAATGCAGCGGATATCTACTTCCAGTTAGTTGAGGAATGCCAGATTCCACCAGGTGGCTCTCTTGTCGATTACGTCAGACATTTAATGGCGGAAGTTAACTCCAGCCATAAAGATGGTGAGGTGCGCTGATGTTTGGCATTGACGCACAGCGTATAGCCGCTTTTGCAAAAAGCCCTCTTGATAATCCCTTGTCTCGTAGTGAGCAAATGGAGCTGGCAAGGCTTTTTATTCACATTCAAAAACAGGCAGACGTTTTCAATAACATGCCTGATCAACCTATTCTGGATGGTCACATCCAGATGGTCATTAACAGTCATGAGAAAGGCTGGGCTGCAATCGTCCCCTGCACAATTACATACAAGTTGGCGAAAGAGGTTCAAGAGTTTCGAAAAGCCAGTGTCGAATCGGAGTCTACCAAAGCCGCAATAAACACTCTTATTCGCATGGGGTTCACATGGACCGGTGGAGCCTACTGGCAAGCACCTCACCCCATTTTATCCGGCAATTAGACGCTACAAATCCTTCGGCATGAATAAATAAAGGCCATAAGTTGTGGCCTTAAATAAATTGTTTTCTACCTTTTCTTATTTGTGAAAATAAACCAGCACTTGGTAGTGCTTATGTAACAGCAAAGAAGAGAAAAACACATGAGTAACAAAATCGAAAACCCCGTAGTTCTCATTCACAAGCGTGAGAACCCCGACTCCTATGCGGTGGCGATCACCAATGGGAGTCACGATTATTACGATGGTCTGCTAATGGCCTCAGTGTCGCCTGATGAGGCAGACAACTCTTTTGCCGTCTTCGCTATGGTTGGTTACTACATGGCTGCCGAAATTGAGAAGTTGCGGGCGCAGAGAGACGCATTAGCGGCGGAGAATGCAGCCTGAAAGAATCTGAGCGAGCATTCGATGCGATGTGTGCCGAGGAACACGGAGATAATTGGGTTAGCGAATTAACGGAGACTCCAGCCACCGATGCTTTTCTGGCTGAAGTACGTGCGCAGGGCGTGGAGATGTTTGCTGAGTGCGCATACACACTTGAACATCATGATCACGCAGTAGCTTTTGCCGCTGAGCTTCGTACAGGAAATAAACAGTGAATGAGATTTACTACCTGACGTTACGTGAACGTTATTCACCAAAACCAGCGCCTAAATGCTCTGTTTGTGACGAGGAAATGTCAATACAGCGCATATCTGGAGCACATGTTGTTTATGCCTGTTCCGGTGAGGGTGATGACGGATATTTTAAGATAGGGCGTACTTTTGCAGACGAACATTATGAAAAATCACGCGTAACAGTAGTTGATGATAGTGATCCCGATGTGATTGCACTGCTGGACGAACTGGATAAAAGACAGCAACACATCCGACGTCTTGAGCAGGAGAACGTAGAGATGGCCCTAACGCTTGAGAAACTGCGTGTTGAGCTGGAGACCGTTAAACAGCGGGAAAAGGATCTGTTTATGGAAAATGTTCGACTTAAGTCAGGTATAGCAGGTCTGATACACCTCGGTATTCGATATGCGGATGTCGAAGTCATGAAAATAGCTGGTGATGCCCAGCTTTCTACTCCCTGTACTGACAGCATCATAAACAGTATTGCATCAGGCGTTTTCACCAAAGAGGTCAGCATTATGAGAACAGTAGAAGTTCGCGCTGAAGATGTAACCCCAGGTGATGTGGTCATAACATCTAAAGGCAAACGATGTGCGGTTAAATCTTTCTGGATGGAAGGTGACAAAGTGACTCTGTTCGGTACGGATGGTTCCGAAACGGATTATGACTACGACGAATTACTTGTTGTTGAGAGAGCTATCTAATGACCACCGTTAACAATAAGAAATGCTACCCAAGCGAGCAATATCTTAATGAGCTGATCACCAACATAGAGTTTGCTGCAAGGACACCTGTTGAAGTCGTGAGAGCGATGGCAGCAGAGCTACAGAAGCGGCGCGAAGCTGATAGTGCAGAACCTGTAAGCCAAACTTACAAGTTGCCAGTTAATACACCTTGCCAAGATGCGCCAGCCCATATCTGGCTGCAAACGGCTGGAGTATGGCCAGAAGATAGCGAGTTAAGCGAATTAACGTGGTGCAGCCACAATCAGCACCATGATGACACGCTATATGTTCGAGCTGACCTTGTGAATGGCAACTATCCGGATATTCCGGATAGTTCGGTGCCAGCGCCAGGAAAGGGCGTCACCGGTGAACGTATCCGCATTAAGCCGCATGTTTATCGCGAACTGGTTAACCGCCTCCACGATACAGCGATCAAGTGTGCTGGCACCCAGCAATTACGAGAAAAAATTAGCCGTGTTTTGGGCGACGTTATTACGCCAGATCATCATAAACAAGCCGAGAAAAGTGACCTGGAAAGGTGTCACCTTGAGGCGGCATTAAATATTAAGCCGGGACATACGCTTGGCATTATCGATGCTCTGTTGGTTCATAAGATGGCCAGGGCTTTATTGCCGCTGGTGGATGCTGGCGATACAAGCGAGGGTGAAGTATGAGAGTTGCAGATCACATCAAAAACCTTGAAAGAATTATCGAAAACGGTGAACTCTTAAGAGATCAGATGAGACGCACGGCAGAAGTCAGAGAGGCGATAATTCGCAGTCAGGCTGGTAAATTAAAGCAATTGTCAGAGATTAACACGCTATACAAGAACAGACGTAACCGGGTGGCGCTGCGGCTTCAGAAAGCACGTAATGAAATTAAATTGGTGGAGGCAAAACTGAAAAAACAGATCCAGCGTTACGATCAGCAAGATGCTTTTTATGCCGCCATCAAGGCGGTTGCTAATGAAATAGGCATCTGGAAGTTGCTGGTGGAGGAAGCAAAGACGAAGTTAAATGCCAACGAAAGCTGAACTACAGGTGCCCACCAGCATACAGAAAATGATTGTTTCCACATCAAGGAGATTTTAATGTTTCACTGAAACATTAAGTAAGCCAGTGCATAATTCCATTTTTTACTGATCTTAAAAGCAAAATCAAAACGATGATGAGGATAATAGCCAGAATCTGGCTAATAACAGGCGCATCTAAAAATGCACTCAGGAACTGAAAAAAAGCGTTCATTCAGGTGGTTCCTTGTCAAATGTAAAGGTGCACTTGCTCACGTTGACGTAGAAACCCAACCCCTATATAGTTGGATTCGGTGAATGAAAGTCGTTAACGTGAGCTTACGGCACATGTTTTCGGAAAAACATCAGGGAACGGCTAATTCCTTGATGCGGGTGGGGTCTGTAATGCAGACCCTATCTATTAACGTCATGATTGCATCTCAAATTTTCTCCTTATCTTCAATTAATCTACATTCATTTCATCTGTTAGCCACCACAATATGTAGAAAATGGCCCTCTTGCAAGTGCATAGCTTTGTGGATAACTCAGGAAGGAAAAAGTGGCTTTCGCGCACTTTAGACCGGACAAGGCGTTCGAAAAAGTCAATGGGAAGAAAAAATTTGTTAAAAATAACGTTTGTTTGAATTGTATATATTTATGCCTTTCAATAGTTAGCATCTTATTAACATCTTTTTTAAGAGATAGAGTTCAAAAATATATAGCTTCAACATATACTGTATGTGTATACAGTATTAAGAGGCGAGTATTATGGGCTTCCCTTCTCCTGCGGCGGATTATGCTGAGAGCCGTATTTCTCTTGATCAGCAGATAATTAGACATCCTTCAGCGACCTACTTCATGAGGGCAGCTGATAGTCATCATCGTGAGGGAATATTACAGGGTGCATTGCTGGTGGTCGATTCCTCACTTACCCCGGTTGATGGTTCTCTGCTTGTATGCGCTCTGGATGGGGAATATCGCGTAAAAAGATACCGGAAGTACCCACGTCAGCATCTGGAGGATTTAAGAACCGGTAAGAAGGAAGCATTGCCAAAGGATGACGATGGATGCACGGGCAGCAATGCCGTGTTTGGTGTGATCACTCACATTATCAACGACGCAAGAAGTGGCGAGTTTGATGATTGTCCCGTGATGTAGGAGAACTGATTAGGCGGTGCAATGCACCGCCTTTTTATCACACTGCGCGGAATGCGATTTCGCCAGGTATTACTTCACCTTGCCAATACATTTGGGCAGCAACGCGATCTGCGAGGTCACGATAAATAGCCGTAAATTCGCTATCTGGACGACTAATAACGGTTGGTGTTCCGTTATCCAGATCTTCACGAAGAGAGATATGAAGTGGCATTTGGCCTAACAACTGCGTGTTGTATTTCTCGGCCAGTTTCTGTGCGCCACCGGTGCCAAAAATTGGCTCGTGATGACCGCAGTTACTGCAAATATGCACACTCATGTTTTCGACGATACCCAGTACCGGCACTTCGACTTTTTCGAACATCACAATGCCTTTCTTCGCATCGATCAGCGCGATGTCTTGCGGCGTAGTTACCACAACCGCACCAGTTACAGGAATGTTCTGCGCCAGCGTCAACTGAATATCACCAGTGCCCGGCGGCATATCGAGAACGAGATAGTCCAGATCAGGCCATAGAGTTTCCTGCAACATCTGCATCAGCGCCTTGCTGGCCATCGGTCCACGCCACACCATTGCATTGTCGTCGGTGACCAGATAACCAATAGAGTTGGTTGCCAGGCCATGAGACATGATAGGTGCCATGTGAGTACCGTCAGGTGAGGTTGGACGTTGGTTTTCCGCTCCCAGCATGGTTGGAATTGATGGACCATAGATATCGGCATCCAAAATACCAACTTTCGCACCTTCAGCAGCCAACGCCAGTGCCAGGTTCACCGCCGTGGAGGATTTACCCACGCCGCCCTTGCCTGAGCTGACGGCGATAATGTTCTTAACGCCATTAATGCCTGGTTGGTTTTTGACGCGCTTAAGCGTGGCAATGTTGTACGACAGCTTCCAGTCAATAGCCTTTGCGCCAGTGATACGGAGCAGATCACCACTACATTGCTCTTTCAGGTCTTCAAAAGGCTTATTCCACACGAAAGGCATGATTAGTTCGACATGCAGTGTGTCATCCATCAACGCAACATGGTGTAACGCTTTAAGCGTAGTCAGGTTGTGTTTCAGGGTTGGGTGCTGAAAATTAGCCAGCGTACCGGCTACCATTGCTCTCAGGGCATCCGGCGATTTGGACTCGCTCATCCCGTCTCCTTTATTTTAATTTGCGCAATTGTCGCCTTGTAGTGTACTCCAGCTACGACATTTAATCATTTATGAGAAATGCTGTTATCACATGGCAGACATAAGGCCATTTTGTTACTATCAAGCCCCTTTTCACTACAAAGAAGTAATGCCTACTATGACCCAAGTCGCGAAGAAAATTCTGGTGACGTGCGCGCTGCCGTACGCTAACGGCTCAATCCACCTCGGCCATATGCTGGAGCACATCCAGGCTGATGTCTGGGTTCGTTACCAGCGAATGCGCGGCCACGAGGTTAATTTCATCTGTGCCGACGATGCCCACGGTACGCCGATCATGCTGAAAGCACAGCAGCTTGGTATCACACCGGAGCAGATGATTGGCGAAATGAGTCAGGAACACCAGACTGATTTCGCAGGCTTTAACATCAGCTATGACAACTATCACTCGACGCACAGCGAAGAGAACCGTCAGTTGTCTGAGCTTATCTATACTCGCCTGAAAGAGAACGGTTTTATTAAAAACCGCACTATCTCTCAGTTGTACGACCCGGAAAAAGGCATGTTCCTGCCGGATCGTTTTGTAAAAGGCACCTGCCCGAAATGTAAAGCGCCAGATCAATACGGCGATAACTGTGAAGTCTGCGGCGCGACCTACAGCCCGACTGAACTGATTGAGCCGAAATCGGTAGTTTCTGGCGCTACGCCGGTAATGCGTGATTCTGAACACTTCTTCTTTGATCTGCCCTCTTTCAGCGAAATGTTGCAGGCATGGACCCGCAGCGGCGCGTTGCAGGAGCAGGTGGCGAACAAAATGCAGGAATGGTTTGAATCCGGCCTGCAACAGTGGGATATCTCCCGCGATGCGCCTTACTTCGGTTTTGAAATTCCGAACGCGCCGGGCAAATATTTCTACGTCTGGCTGGACGCGCCGATTGGCTACATGGGTTCCTTCAAGAATCTGTGCGACAAGCGCGGCGATACCACCAGCTTCGATGAATACTGGAAGAAAGACTCCACCGCCGAGCTGTACCACTTCATCGGTAAAGATATTGTTTACTTCCACAGCCTGTTCTGGCCTGCCATGCTGGAAGGCAGCAACTTCCGCAAGCCGACCAACCTGTTTGTTCACGGCTATGTGACGGTGAACGGCGCGAAGATGTCCAAGTCTCGCGGCACCTTTATTAAAGCCAGCACCTGGCTGAATCATTTTGACGCCGACAGCCTGCGTTACTACTACGCTGCGAAACTCTCTTCGCGCATTGATGATATCGATCTCAACCTGGAGGATTTCGTTCAGCGCGTGAATGCCGATATCGTGAACAAAGTGGTTAACCTGGCCTCCCGTAATGCAGGCTTTATCAACAAGCGTTTTGACGGCGTGCTGGCAAGCGAACTGGCTGACCCGCAACTGTACAAAACCTTTACTGATGCCGCTGAAGTGATTGGCGAAGCATGGGAAAGCCGCGAATTTGGTAAAGCTATCCGTGAAATCATGGCATTGGCTGACCTGGCTAACCGCTATGTCGATGAACAGGCTCCGTGGGTGGTGGCGAAGCAGGAAGGACGCGATGCCGATCTGCAGGCGATTTGCTCTATGGGCATTAACCTGTTCCGCGTGCTGATGACGTACCTGAAGCCGGTACTGCCGAAACTGACTGAACGTGCAGAAGCATTCCTGAATACAGAACTGACCTGGGATGGTATCCAGCAACCGCTGCTGGGCCATAAAGTGAATCCGTTCAAGGCACTGTATAACCGTATCGATATGAAGCAGGTTGAAGCACTGGTGGAAGCATCTAAAGAAGAAGTGAAAGCAGCTGCCACGCCAGTAACTGGCCCGCTGGCAGATGATCCGATTCAGGAAACCATCACCTTTGATGACTTCGCCAAAGTTGACCTGCGCGTGGCGCTGATTGAAAACGCAGAGTTTGTAGAAGGTTCTGACAAACTGCTTCGCCTGACGCTGGATCTCGGTGGTGAAAAGCGTAATGTCTTCTCAGGCATCCGTTCCGCTTATCCAGATCCACAGGCACTGATTGGTCGTCACACCATTATGGTGGCTAACCTGGCACCACGTAAAATGCGCTTCGGTATCTCTGAAGGCATGGTGATGGCTGCTGGCCCTGGCGGGAAAGATATCTTCCTGTTAAGCCCGGATGTCGGTGCTAAACCTGGCCACCAGGTTAAGTAATTAAGCAACCATTCTTCACAATGCCCAGCAATACGCTGGGCATTTTCATATAGACACAACCCCTTCTGACTTTAACAAACCCTAAAACAATTTGTTTTCTACCTTTTGTTGATTGAGATAATAAGCCACATAAGAAAACAAATTGTTTCGGAGTGGTTGAAATGTTGAACATTACCCAAGCCTACCAGGTGGCATTGATCAGTTCATCTCATACATCAGAGGAAGATGCTCGCCGATTCATGATCGCAAGCAATGAGCTGGATTGGGTTTCACAAATTGACGGCGGTTGTATTGTCCACGCCGGGTTACAGGATGATGTCTGGAAAGAGGACTTGCGTCGATATGGTATATCCGAAGGCGCAATTGCTAACATTCAGAAAGTACTTGATGTAGGCTTTGACTGTGTACATTTTGATTGTGGTGCGCCGATCGTTGAAGGGCTTGAGTGCTGGTGTTGGTAGAGTGTATAAGCGGATCAATGAGTTACGGAAACAGTTAATAATGAGGAGCTTGTAATAAGCTGTATACCCTAGAAAAGCTAGACTAGGGAATAAAATGACGTGAAACTGGGCGGGACAGTAAATAATTCCGAATGATAATTGAACAAATAACCCCTTGCTCGGAGCTTGGAATGACTGATACCGCTTTTTCAAAATCGTTACAAAAAGAAGTCGATCCTGAGCAGTACTTGGCGCTAAAGAATTTAGATGACAGCTCGGTTCATGCTATTGCCCGTGACGATATCATCTGCCCCATTTGCAAAGTTGGAGGTGGTTCGTTCGTTAGAGCCACTAGGAATGGTGGCTATCACAAGAAGGCGCATTTCAGATTTACCGGTGAAGATGGTCAAGGCCATCATCCATCATGTGATTTCTATGGAGATAGATTAACATCTGAGGTGAAGCAGCACCTTGTCTCATTCACAAAAGATCGAACAAAGTATTCGCAGGTAATACGAAAGCTGGTCTGTGCCGGCATACAGGAAGGGATATTTACTCAAGAAAAAATGTGGCAGATGAGGGAATGGTTCTTCAATAAGCGAAAGGATTCCACATTTGAAATATGGTTAGAAAGCGAGCATTTAGACTGGCTTTATTATATTAGTGGGTTACGTGATGCATATCTAGCATGGACAACTCCTGATATTCTACCTTTCGCGCCCATTCAGGTTACTGTCCCTGGTTTTTCTTGGAGGCGTGCGATTGACAAAGAGGTGCTAAGAGTTCACATCAAGACTCTCCAGCAATTGCGTGAAATTTCAGTCTCACATAGTGACATTGCTGTAATCTTAGAACACATAAACAATAATCGTGACCGCACAATTCTCGATCCATCGCATTTGGAGGACGAGATAAGTAAGACCTATAAGCTTACTAGTTTTGTGATGGGCAATTACATTGAGTTTCAGACAAAAACGGTTAGCGACAGAGCATACGGGGAAGCTAAGTTTCTGGCATTTGCAGCACTTTTGTTGTTCGTGTCAGATTGGGACCTCAACATTGCTATTGGTAAGTTTTCTAAGATTGCCAGAGTGAAGGAGGTTGATGACATGCTGGCTGGTAATTTCATTGGTCTTAATCCTTACTTCCGATACGACCTGGCTAATGCAGTGAAGAGATTGCAGGATAACTGGCCGATTGAATACCAAGAGTTGGAGCATTGGAATGTTGAGAAATCCATGCGTGACGCATATGAAAAGTGGCGTGCGACAGAGCTGAATTCGCTCCACCCCTATTGCCAGACTTGTATATTGCCAAACATGAGAAAGAAGTCGCACAAGACGAGCAAGTCAGGCAGTGGATTAAGAACGGGGATGTTTGATTGTAATTAGCTTAATCAATCAGTTGATAATGGCGGTCACAATTTGATTCTTTTCTATAAGAACCCGTTGATCGCCACTACTCCCCTCCCATACCAGCAATCACATCATTAAATATCAATAGGTTAACGTTGTTTATACCAATAAGAAAACAACTAAATAACAGATCAACGAAACATCAACGCTTTCTCCCGATTTGGTCTAAAAAATTGACGTTATCACACATCACTTCTTATACCCGTAATTCTACGCAGCAGATAGCGCCACAGCGTCCAAATTTCACCACAAACGACTCAACACACTACCAACAAAAACACACGCTCAAAATCGCTCCCGTTGCGTTACACAACCATATAAACAACTTATTTTCAGGCATAACAAAACAACTAAATAACACATATGACATTCCCCAAAACAACCAACCTCTTTATGGCAGGCTACCGAAAAGACCCACCTCTTCTCCCCAGGCTACCGGACAACCAACCTAACTTTCACAGGCAATCCGAAAACATTCATACGCGCGATACCCACGACACGCCATTCCCCAAACAGCGAAGAAACACCAGAATCACTGAAACCCCAACGAAGCCTGTTACCGCAAGGATTCTCTCAATCCCAAAAGACACGAAACATAACAATCACGGGAAACGCCATTACCCAATACACGAATAACTACAAAAGCCCTTCACGCACTCCAGACAAACAACTCAAACACAATAACGAAAGCAATCGCCCACCTGCCATTACTCCATACACGGAGAAGAACAATCACCAAAACGACGAGAACACCCCATAGAAGAACCACCGCAAAACGAACGAAACCATTTACACCGACAGAGAGAACAACACACCCAATTCACCAACAGAAATAGTCGCCGTATAGAACATTCTGGAAGGAGTGAGCATTAACGCCTATAGAGAGGTTGAGACAGATAAACACGAAGAAAACACAACATGTATAGCGAAGAAGCCAGGTATGTATAAGTGGGGAGGGAAGGAGGGGTGTCGCCTCCTTTTTCGTATTTATTCAACTCCTGATTTTATCCCCCGTAACACCCCTACGGTCAGCCTTCGGTCCATACAGGGAAAAGGCTGCATCCCGCTACAGAAACGGCTGGGTTGCCTTCGGGGAACGGCTGGAGGTTTTCAGGGAAACGGTCGAGTTGCCTGTGTGGATTTCGGGAAAAGGCTCGATGCCGGTTCAGGAACGGTGGCGTACCGGTATAGCGAGAGGGAGAGTTGCGGCTACCCACCTGTAATGTGCGGGAAGAAGAGAGGCGCTCACGTGCAGGCGGACTAACTTACCGTTGGACTCCCTCTGAATGCCCAACTACAGCGTAATTGTGCCAGAGAGTCAGCGGGTCACAATCGATTTCAGTAGGTTTTCGGGGAGAGGATTATTCTGCCCACCAGCCACTTTCGGCCACCAAATCAGAATAATGTAAAAAGTGTACTCGGTACTGAACCTGAAAACTCACTGCCAAAACCACATTCACCGGAATAAAATCCTTTTTCGCCTGTGCGTTATTGCGATAATAACACCAACAAGAAAACATGTTGTTTAAGGATTGATTTATGTTTGCACATATCGACATCAACCAAATCAAGAAATTAACTCAAAAAGAGTTTGATCAGTTTTATGAGTTAGAAGGTTGGTCTTCCACTCTGATCAATTCGCGGTGGGTGCTTGAGCTGATGACTCGTGATGACGCACCTGCTTTGATGATTTGCGACATGGGTGAAGATGCTGACTTTATGGATATGAGCGAATTTTGTGTGGACACATACAACCGCAGCCAGAAGTACTACTTCACATGCGATAGCGAAAATGACGTGATTTCTAAGGTCTATCTTCACCTCGTCCAGCATTGGGACGTTCAGGAGTTTCTTGAGGTATTCGCGTAATCCCAACCAAAGCCAGCATTGCTGGCTTAATTTCTCTATAGCCGCAGGGAAGAACCTACATATCGCTCATGCACCTGATCAATATGCTTTGTAGCCGTTTTCTTACTGGTATCATTTACGCCATTGAGAAAACAAGTTGTTTACGGAGTTGTGATGAAAAAATCATTGGTTCTTGGTCTGGACAAAGACCAGAAGAGAAAAGAGAAGCCTGCGCTGGTTGCTCAATTAACTTTGCTGGACATCGTTGCCAATGGAACCTCTATTCGTCTGTTCCGTGAAACAGCGGTATCTTTCGATAAAAACACCTTTACTCGTTATGTAATGAATGTTCGTCGCCAGCGTGGAAAAGGCTGGGTGGCATTTCAAAGAATGTGGCCGGAACATCAGCTCGAACTGGCTTTGATGGAAGTTAACCGCGTGGCCCAGCAAGAAATTCAGAGAGCATCAGTGATGGCAATAGCCTGATAATGTGCAAGTGGTAATTAGTCGACAGTACGACAGCCCCGCCATCCTTACGGGGCTTTTTTGTATTGTAAGTACTTACCTATGGCGATAGTATTACGACGCATTTACATGGAGGTAAAAATGAGTTTGACCAAAGAAGATTTAGTATTTGACCTTTACTACGCATCCAGCACTGACGAAGAAGGCAATAAACTGGCCCAGCTGACCGTTCAGTTCCGTGATGCATCGGCTGTTCCGCATGTGACTACCCAGCTGGCCCGCACAACTCTTAAGCGAGATCGCTCGAAGGTTTATGCCGTCGGCGAGCAATCCGTGAAAAATGGTTCAGACACTCTGCTGGCCGCCATTGAAGCCTATTATCGAACAGACCCGAAGACCATTTTCGAAAACCTGATGGCCCAGGTTCAGGATATGATCGAGGGCAACCTTGGCGCCAACAATACCTGGGTTGGTTCTTACGGCATCACCATTGTGTCTGGCGGCTCTCTGGAAGAGTATCTGCCTGAGTCCGTCTACAACGTCCAGTAAACCAGCCAATGGCGCGTAACCCGCGCCATTTTCCCCAACCCGTAAACAAGTTGTTTTATGCCTATCCTACATTGCGATAATAACACCAACAAGAAAACAAGTTATTAACGCAGTGAGGAAACGCACATGACCGATTTCACCATCTCCCCGAAAGAAGAAAACGTATGGCTGGAATCCTGGCTTGACCTGTCGCCGGCCGAGCAGAAAGAAATGGATCACGTCGAACCGGACGAACAAACCAGCTCCCGCTTCTTCCATTATCAGGATAGCGTTTATGACATTGCCGATTTCATGCGCGATGACCGCTTCCCGGAATGGCACGCCGGCTATCCACTGAATGCCTTCGCTATGCTGATGATCCGCGTGACAGATTCAGGCGACGCCATCGACATCGGATTACTTCATTGAGAGGGGAGGGCCACCGATGCTGGTGGCCATCAATTACCACCTGCTTTCCCGCAGGCTAAAAACACCCACCTCTTACCGCCAGGCTACCGAAGCACCCACCTGTTCCCGTCCGGCTACCGCAACTTTCCACTTTGACGCCTTATTCGTACAACGATAATTAATACCAACAAGAAAACAATTTGTTATTTACGATAAGGAATTAATCATGAATTTTATCGCTACTGTAAACGCACCCGCACATGGCAATATCGCTGTAACGTTCTCTGACATTGAAAAACGAGTACTTGGTGCATGGCGCGACAATGAGACGGTAGAACTGTCAGCACAAGAAAAATGCATTATTGCACGCGACATCATTGGCAATCGTCGTTACTCGCGGGTATTTGAGAAAGCGTATGTGGTAAATTCTGGATTCGGAACGTTCGTCTTTCCGGTGCGCTCCGGGCGATTCTGCCAGTCCAAGCTGATTGAGTTCGCTACGCAGATTTCTGTCTGGATTAAAACTCAATCGTCGTTCAAATTTTCCGACGATGAAGCAGTATCGCAGGGGATGCGAATCGCCAACAATGCGATTAAATGCAAAAACATTACGTATACCGCTGGCGTTGACACATGGAAACTGTTTTGCGCTAACTTTATGCTGAATGTATACGCAAGCAACCGCATCCACATCCTTGATGGCGTGTAACTGAGAAGAGGGCCAGAAACGGCCCTTTCTCTATAGCCACCAGCTGCCGCAGGGAAATTTTCAGAAACGGCGAGGAACGTATTCATGAGCCGACGGGAAACGGCCAGGATTTTTTCGGGAAACGGCTGCATTCGCCTTTATGTAGAAAAACATCGGGAAGCTGGTGGAATCCAACCAGCGGTTGTCGGACAGGTGAGCGGGGAAAATCATGATGACTTTCGTCGCCTGAGACATCCAGATTTCTTTCGTAGCGTAATCACATATGTGATTAAGTGGTGTGATTATGTGAAAAATCACGCGCACATAATACGCGAGCGGATACGGAACAAAACAAAATGCCGATCCGCGCCGACAAATAAACGCGGATCATAAAGCAAGACTAAAAGCCAATGATTAACCATACTCTATAGCGCAATATAACGCGTTTTAAGCGCGTTAATGTGTTAAGTAATGGGTATGTACTGGTAAGGATATAAAAGCGCGTCTATGGCGTTATTTTGGCGCTTATTTTTATGTTGTTGGAGTGAGTTAAAGACAATAAAAAACGCGCTAATGATGGCGCGTTATGGTGGGAGTATTGGAAACGAAAAAAGCGCCCATAGTGGGCGCTCGATTTTATTTGTGTAAACTGATTTTAAATCCCATTTCTACAAACGCTTTTAACATTAAAAATATATCAGCGTCGTTCACGTCTGCTTTTTTCGCTCCTGGTCGCTCAATAAGTCAATTTTGCGCGTCGTTTCATCTATAAGCTCGACTGAGCGCCCAGCGTAACCAGCGATCCCAGCGATGCGATTAACAAAATATTCATTGCGCACGTTAACGCCAGCGATAAGAATAAACATGATTAAGCTCCTTAAAAGCGCCCATAGTGGGCGCAAGATTCCATTAATTACGCTTTGAAAGCATCAGCCAGATAGTTATAGAAATCATTTTTAATAAAGCGATATTGCTGCGTACCAGCTTTTGCGCTTCCCATTCCTTTGACTTTCTCAACAAGTCCAAGACGTTCGCAAAGATTGATCAACTGGTTGGCTTGAGTATAGCCAGCGTCCAATTTAATTTCGCACGCTTTTTTAGCTTCATTCATTAAATCGAAAACAGCGCCATTGGTGAACGTGTCGATCTCGTCGTTAATCATATCGATTAAAGCGAATACACGAGATCCTGACATATCAGCGACGGAATAAACACATTTACCAGCTTTAATGGATTTAACCAGATAAACCAGTTTTTCCAGTGAATAACTATTAGTCATAGCATCACGGAAAAATACTTCTGGCGCTTGTTTACTTGCTTTAATCGCATAGTAGAAAACAGAGCATAATTTTTCGTCTTCTACTGCGTTTACGACGTTGTTGATGAAGTAAGCAAGTTTAGTGGTCGCAGCTTGCATATTTGCTTTGTCTGCTTTAGTGTGCGTACCATTTTTATAATGTTCGTTATATGTTTGAGTTGCCAGATCTGCTTTTTCGCGCAGCTCGTCGGATACAATAGATGCAGCTTCAATGATGGACTTTTTAGAAATGATAATGTTAGCCATGATGGACATCCTTACGAAAAATTAAAATGAATTTATTTTTTACTGTCGTTAGCCAGCTCGCTTTCGACGAGTTCAATTATCGATACGTGAAAAAGGATTGCAAGTATTTTTTTTAAATTTTTTTGCAGGGGTGAAAGTCCTAGAAATAAAAGCGAGATCGTCGAAGGTGTTCCCTAAATAAATAATCAATTCGGACTTTTAACCTTATATATTTATACAGAGTGGCATTGAATGAGTTTTAAATGAATGGCATGTAAAATAATAACCGGGCTTAGCCGGTTATTACCCTTATAGATTTAAAATGGAAGGATTCGTTCAACCCAATCGAAGAAAACAAGTATTTTTCTGCCGTCTTCTAACTTAAGAGTGACCTGGCAAGCATCAACGCCTCTTGACACCCCTTCAATTTCACGACCGTCTGCCATGTAGACCCTTATAGATTGGTCGTTTTGATAAGCCTTGCGACATATCGCAAAAAAGTCACGGCGTGATGGCTGATTGTCAACATAGTCTGGATGTATTGTTAGCCTACCTTTGAACTCGCGAGCAATGCCATCGATTACACCTGATTCAATTGTGCTAATGCGCTCAAGTGGGAGTCTTATACGATTTTCTTTATCATATGGAAGCGGGCATAAATCTAGCTTATTGCGGGAAGGCATTGTCCCCTGAACGTACATGCAAAACACCTGACCGTCTTCAAGCGTGACTCTTACAGGAATGTTGTTCTTCCGCCAGAACATAAGTATGTTTTCAGCATGTTCGTAGTCTCGCGGCCAGACTTCAGCCGGTATGCCGTAGGTGATGTCCGATGTTCTCATTCTGATACTCTTAGAGGTGTTTTCAGCAACCCAAATTTAAATTCTTTGTTACCAACGACAAAGAAGGGAACCTCAACATAGATTTTTTTATCGACGGATTTAGAGTTCGCTGTTTTCTGTATGTCACGAACGATACGTTTTGAGGCATTTTCATCGATAAACAATACCTTTCCACTTGTATTCCCTTCAGCCTTGGCGTAAGTAACGATAGGCTCTTCATCGCCAACCCTAATGTTTACTTGGCAACCTGTTGTAGCCATTTCATCACAGTAAAGTGTGCCGTCTTGAACTTCCAAAACAATTCCAGATGGCTTCATGGCTTCGTCAGAGCTTACATTAACGTTTTCTGGTACAGCGGTCCCGTTAATTTGCAACCGTAATCTTTCTTTTCCTGCATTAAGTATTGTTTCTTCTGCGTTATCTGAGAATCTGAACCAGACTGGTTGAATCAGACCTCGTGATTCGTATTTTAGTACGTCTTCAGAAGTATACATGCTGTACGTTTTTTGCATGTCGGAGACGATATCTGACAACGCATTTGCGGAAAATGACGAGAGGTATATACAAGCAAGAAGTAACGAACGTTTCATTTTTATACAGCGATTATTGCAAAGTAGAATTATAAATATCCAATAGTCTCAAACGATAAGTTTTCAACTGTAAATAGCAGACGTGTTTCTCTAAAAGCTGTGCGGCAAAGGCGTTGTTGCCGCACTCTGTCTATTAGCTCTTCAAGTCTGGCAATTCTGAAATTGACTAAGAATCCAATATTACGGCAGTTTGCTTAGAATTTGCTCTAAATCTTCCTTTGTCATATTAGAGTTCTCATAGATGCGCATGATTTTCTCACGAGCCTTAGCAGAGACTCCAACGGCAGATGAAACTTTGTCAAATTCAGCCATTGTCATCGCTTCCAGAATGGTATTGATAACTTCAGCCTTAGACATTTTGATGTTTTTTTCTTTTAGTTTCATTTGAAACTTTCCAAGTTTGTCATTGGCCTTATCGGACAATGCCACCTGACAATAAGTTGTTTTCTTTTCGCTCATAACTAATCTCGTTTCAGAACTCCAAAATCGAATGCGCCATCAATAGGCAATACACCTTCTGCAAAGCCAGGTGTGGTGTCGATGATGTGTTTTCGCTCATAAGAGTGAGACAACAGGTATTTGTTGCTAATGTCAATGAAATCAGTGATAAAACACACGTTTGCCTGATTCTTCTTGGCTCGTAAGCCACGACCGACACGCTGCCTCATTTCAACTTCTGCTTTCCCACCACCAGCCAGAATGACCGCACCAACGCTTGGCACATCAACACCGACATCCAGAATAGTCGAGCCTATTAAAACATCTATTTCGCCAGACGCTAAACTGTTCAGCTTTGCTTGCCTTGTCGCCTGGTTTGATTCCCCATAGATGAAGTCAACTCTAAGGCCGGACTCCTTCATCATCTCCATCAGGATTTGCCCGTGGCGTTTAAGACGAACCAGAGTCATGCAATTGAGAGAATGTTGCTTATAGAGCAATGCTTCGCGCACAATGGCCTCGTTACGTCCCAAATTATACACGATCCCCAACTGATAAGCCTTTTGGTAGGCTGTGCTCATACCTACTCTAAAATTGAGGTGTTTGTTGGCAAGTTCGGCTTGATTCTGGCCTCGTCTGGCTTGTAGGCAACTTTATGATAAAGGAAGTATGGTTTTGCCAGAATGCCTCTATCAATCAGGTACTTTTCCGTGACTTTTATTTCAATTCGCCCGGCCACTGCCATCAGGCGCATGTTGGCTTCCGTCGAATCCTTCATGAACGGCGTGGCTGTAAGCGCCAGACGATAGTCTGCGTTCACACATAATCTGGCGATGTCATAGAAATTAGAGCCTGAAGACTCATGCGCCTCTTCCAGAATAAGAAGAGAGACACTTGAAAGGAAGCGTTTCACCAACTCCCGACGTTTGAGGTGGTAGCTTTTCTTATCTGGTGTTGCATCGCGTGGTGGTTCTTCGAGGAAACTTGCAAGAGTTTGAACTGTAGCGACGTTGATATGTCGTGATACCTGGAACTCACCCGAGCCAATTACTCCAACCTTTTGGTCCTTTAACCACGGTTCGCCATTTTCGGCGCGGTAGTCGATGGATCTCTGGAAGTTTTCGGCCATTTGAAACATCAGAACAGAGCGGGTTGTTAAAAATAATGTCATTCGACCGATACGTGCAGCTGCTTTGCAGGCAACGTTAGATTTCCCGCCACCAGTAGCGATCTGCGCAATCATCATTCCCTCTCGAACCAGTGTTTCTACTGTCTGATCTTGGTACGCATAATCAGGGTTGTATGGAAATGGGTTAACCGCCGGATTTGGTTTACCCAGCGCCGGGGCTTTGTCTTTGCGGATATGAACACATTTGATGCCCGCCTTGTTCAAATTAGCCGCCACGGGCTTGGCAAAGCCAGCAGGGAACGAGTTTTTGCTCCAGTTGAACATTGTGCTTGTGCCCTTCCAGTCGCCAGCCTCGACTTCGTAGCTCAACATTTGCTGCACCAGTTGCTTTACCTTGTCATCTGCGCCAGAAATAAGCGCATTTACTGCGTTAGATACAATCCGAACAGTCATAAACCTCTTTCCTTAGTGCCTTTTGTATGTTATTTGGCTATTATAATAAGTAAGTGATTACTTAGTGGATTGTAGCAATAAAATGGACGTAAAAATCACGATTTTGCAGGTTGATGTTGCCAACCTTCGCCCGAATACCTGGAACACCAATTCGGTTGGTGCGCAGAATTTCGAAAAACTGAAAGGTTCTATCGAAAAATTGGGCTTTTTTAAGCCAATTTTGGCTCGTGAGCTTGAAGATGGATTTTTTGAAATCCTCGGCGGCGAACATCGCTGGCGTGCTGCTATTGAGCAAGGAATTTCAACGGTTCCTGTGCTTTCTGTGGGCAAAATTAGCGATGTCGTGGCAAAACAGATGTCACTGGTGGACAACGAGCGATACGGTGAAGACGACCAAATCGCATTGCAACGCTTCATTGAAGAAATTCAGTCAGAACTTGACTATCAACTGTCTGAAATCGCCCCGTATGACGACGAAATCTCGATGGTTTTAGCAAAAGAGGCGGCAATCGACCTTGAAGCACTGGAGGCGTTGTCTCGTGGCGGTGACGAGCCTGTCGATACCGACAAACGAGAGAAAACCGAACGTGTCGGTGCGGAACATCAGACCATGCGCTTCAAAGTAACCTTCGATGCGTCAGATCGCGTTGCAGAAACCATAAAAAACATCATCAAAGACCAGGCAATTAATACTGGCAATGAAATGGAAAACGCTGGTGAGGCTCTGGTGTGGCTGGTCGACTACTACAAGGAGCGTATGTAATGACCAAAAAGTTTGAAATCGTATATCGCGACCCGGCAGATCTTATTCCCTATGAGATGAATGCCAAAAAGCATGATGAACAGCAGATCCGAGATCTGGCCGCAGCCATTAAAAAGCGCGGATTTGACCAGCCAATTACGGTCGATAAGAACGACGTAATTATTACTGGCCACGGCCGCCGTGAGGCTGCAATTTTTGCTGGACTTGAGCGCGTACCGGTTATTGTTCGCGATGATCTCAGTGATGACGAGGTTCGTGCGAAGCGTCTTGAAGATAACCGACTTGCCAGCATTGATTACGATGCAATTAAGCTACAAAAAGAGCTTGAGTCGCTTGTTCTGGACGATATCGAGGTTTTCGGCTTTGAAGAGCGTGAGTTGAATGTTCTCGTTGGCAGTATGACAGAAGAAATGGACACCGACTCGCTAGTTATCGATCTTGGCGAAGAAACTAAACGACAGAAGGATGAACACACCGAGATCAGTCGTGAAGTTGCAGCGGAAGAAGTACGTGTTGTCGACGTATTGGGCTTTAAAACGCTCCCTGCTGGCTCTGCCATTGTTGTTGGTGATTTGCTTGCCCATATGGAAGAAATGACGGGAGAAAGCGGGGTAGACGCATTTGTGGCATATGCGGAGAAGATCTCTTCCGGGGAGATGGCTGCATGAGCAAATACATCATCAACGTATCGTTTCAGACACGCGTAAATAAAACCACGCGCACGTTGGAAATCGCTGAGTCGTTCGGGCTTGGCCTGGACGAAAAAGAGTGGACGCTTTACGACAATCTGGAGCTGGAAGTGAAGCAGGGCGATGTGGTGTACATCACCGGCCAATCCGGTTCCGGCAAATCCGTTGTGCTGCGCGAGTTGCAACGACAGATGAAGGATGAAGGGCTGTCTGTAGCTCCATCGATGATTTTACCTTCGATAATGAGGTTAACGTCATCGATCAGTTGGGCAAAACGACCAGCGATGCGCTTGGGTTGTTATCTATGGCAGGTCTGAACGATGCATATCTGTTTGTTCGCAAGCCTTCTGAAATGTCAGACGGTCAGAAATATCGTCTCAAGATTGCCAAACTGATTGAGTCAGGCGCTAAAGTGTGGGCTGCTGACGAGTTCGGTGCTGTTCTAGACCGTGTAACCGCTCAGGTTGTGGCATCTAACCTCCAGCGTGCCGCTCGAAAGGTTGGTGCGACGGTAATGGTGGCGACGACTCACGAAGACCTGAAGAACGCGCTGCGCCCGGATATGCAGATCACCAAGCACTACAAAGAACGCGCGAAGGTGGAATATCACAATGGTAGTCATGATGAGGTTCATTTATGACGGACATCATCATTAAACGCTACCGCCCTGAAGAGTTTCCGCGTCATCTGGACTTTCTGGAGCGAATGACTGTCACAAAGGGAACTGTAGAGGACTGGCACGCTCTTAAGTCGCTTCACTACAAAACAGACGGCAAACCTTTCGCGCCAACTTACTATCGCTGCGAACTTGATGACCGTCTGGTGGGCGTCGTGGTTATGGCTTACCCGAAACTACTGTTGGCACCTCGCCACCGCATGTTTCCTAAGTTGAAACCAACCACTAATACCACCGTGGCTAACCAGTACTGGGGTCGGTACGTGAATAACAACTTTGCGGTGATCAGTCGCTCAGTTGTGGATACTCAGTATCGTGGCGTAGGCGTCTCTTATCGAATGATTAACCTGGTTAGCAGGATGCATGACCGGCCAATCATTGAGATCCAGTCCTCGATGAGTAAATACAATCCCTTCGCCATGAAAGCAGGGTTTAAGTTCATCCGCCCTGAGCGACCGAAGAGCTATGAAAGTGCACTGCGTGTATTCCAGCGCCATTTCCGTTCCGACCCGGGTGATAACGAGGCGATCGTCAAAGAGTTGTTCGCAATGAGCGAGTCTCGTCGTCGCCGTGCACTGCGTGATCTGGTGGCGGACTACCACAAGAACAGTTCCCTGGCAAAAGCTGGGCGGAATCGTGGCACGACGATTCAGAACATTGCCGACAGTCTGGTGGACGAGGCCAGCATTGTGAAGCTGCTCAAGGACATTCACAACCTGAGCTTTACGTCTCCGTTGTATGGTGTGTATCGAAACCCTGACTTTGGTCGTCGACTGCCTGACACGCTGCCACTGCTGGCATTCGACAAACAACCTTTGGATAAACCGTTAGAAATTGCTTTACCGGCATAAGGATTTGCCATGACGTTAACCGATAAACAAAAGGACATTATCAAAACGCTCAATCTCGGTTATGAGCGAGGTCATTTACTTGATCTGGACGAATTGCTTGAAGTTTTGCCGTACAAGACAACCAAGCAAAGTATCCAGTTCTCAATTCGCGCTCTGATAAAAAAGGGGCTGGTGGAGAAAGGGCATACGCGCCAACGCAGTGACAATCGCTATCACCGCCGAACTCTTGGGTTAACCACTTTAGGTCGAGCCAAAGCGAAGTTACTGGTGATGTAATCGGTCTGGGAGCTTATTTAAAGACCTGCTTCTGTATATATAAATAATAAGTAACTTATTAAATATATACGGAAGCAGGCTTAATAAGACATGCCCAGACCTAATTAAACACCCCAGAAAACAAGTTGGTTAGCAGATGCAGTAAACAAGTTGTTTTAGAGCGCATGGACGCGCTCTGTGTGTTTTAGAGGGATCTATGACGGTCGAAAAAGACGAGGTAAAAACTCGCCTGACACCAGCGGAGTGGGCCGAAGCTGAAGCCAAATGGACGTCAGGCGAATATACACTCTCAAAGCTGGAGGAAGAGTACGGCATTCGTCGTGAAACACTCTCCAGACATTTCAAAAAGCGAGGATTAGAGAAAGGCGCGGACTCTGTTGGGAAGATGGTTCGTGAGTCTCTTAAATCTGACGCAGAGCTTCGCGCTAAAGCCCGTGCGGAAAAGATAGAAGAACGTCGTACACGTTATGACGGCTGGGCGTATGCGTTGGGGCAGATGGTGATGGTCGAAGTCACTACGGCCAAACGTGAGAGTAAGCCTTTAGGGGCGATTGAGGATTCTCTCAAGAGCTTACAGAGAGCCAGTAATACCCTTGCAAAATGCTTTGAAGTTTCGTCCAAAGCATTGGGCATGGATCATGCGGAAAATGACGAGGAAGAAATTCCGAACCTGGTATTTGGTGAGCTTACACCTTCCCAGGTGGCGAAATTACGTCAGGAAGACGACGAGCCTGAAATCATCGATGACGAATTGCTTGAGACGTTGGAAGAAGAAGCTCTAAGCGAATTTGATGCGACAGATGATGGAAGTGAAGGGGAGGACGAATAATGGCAATCCCGTCCTCGCTCAGTCTTGTGCAACTGCATTCTGGACAGATGAAAGTCTTCCAGTCTCCGCATCGATTTAAAGTTGTTTGTGCTGGTCGACGCTGGGGAAAATCCCGGTTGTCGATCTCCACTATTATTCGTGCGGCGGCAAAGGAAAAAAAGCAAAGGGTCTGGTATGTCGCTCCTACTTACCAGATGGCTCGCCAGATTTTGTGGGACGATCTACAGGAAGTTCTGCCTCGTAAGTGGGTTAGGAAAAAGAACGACACCACGATGACAATCGTGTTGAAGAACGGTTCGGAGATCGCCCTCAAAGGTGCTGATAAGCCTGACACTCTGCGCGGCGTAGCGTTGCATTTTGTAGTGCTTGATGAATTTCAGGATATGAAGCTGACACCTGGTACAAGGTGTTACGACCTACTCTTTCATCGACACGCGGCGGTGCACTGATCATTGGTACGCCAAAAGGCTTCTCGGAATTTCACAAACTGTGGACTATAGGCCAGAACGTAGAGTTGCAAAGAAAGGGACAGTGGAAGAGCTGGCAGTTTGTAACTGCCGATTCTCCGTTTGTACCTACGGCGGAAATTGAAGCTGCTAAGAACGATATGGACCCCAAATCGTTCGCTCAGGAGTACCTGGCCAGCTTTGAGAACATGTCCGGGCGCGTTTACTACCCGTTCGATCGTAACGTGCATGTAAAACCGCTTCAGTTCAACCCTCGGTTGCCTATATGGGTAGGGCAGGACTTCAACATTGACCCGATGTCTTCAGTAATTTTGCAACCTCAGCCAAATGGTGAGCTATGGGCAATTGATGAATTGGTGCTCTTTTCCTCTAACACGGCAGAAGTTTGTGATGAGCTTGAGAGACGCTTCTGGCGCTGGAAATCACAGGTAACGGTATTTCCAGATCCGGCAGGTGCTTATCGCCAACATGCTCGTGGGGAGTCTGACGTAGACATATTCAAAGAGAAGGGATTCTTACGTGTCGATTATTCGAAAAAGCACCCGCCAATTGCGGATCGTGTTAATGCTGTTAACCGAATGCTGATGTCCGCATCTGGAGATATCCGGCTGTATATCGATCCGAAGTGCAAGCATTTGATTGATTCACTGGAAAAAGTTATCTACAAGCCTGGAACACGAGATATGGATAAGACAGGTGGCATTGAGCATAGTGCAGACGCATTGGGCTATCCAGTACATCGTAGGTATCCAGTCAAAAACCGTGTTATTCTTGGTGGTTCTCGATAGGTAAGTAATTATCTAAGGTTATTCAAATGGAATTGAACGACAAACAAATTAAGGATCTGGTGGCGCGACGCCACCCGGAATACGAAAAGAAAAAAGAACATTGGGACTTCCTCGCCAGCACTTACGCTGGCGGGCGTGGTTGGTTTACAGACAATATCTTTCGTTACTTTAAAGAGGGAGATCAGGAGTTTAAGGAGCGTGTTGAGCGTGCCTATCGCTTCAACCACACTCGTGAGGTGGTAAACCTCATCAACAAATATCTCTTTAAAGAAGACATTAATAGAAATATCGAAGAGGCACCAGAGCAGATCCGCAATTTCTGGAAACGTGCGACTCGCCAGAATGCCTCTATTGACTCATTTATGGCCGCCATTGATTTGCAATCGTCAATCTACGGCCGTATCTGGGTTGTTGTTGATAGCACAATGAGTGGTGATGTTGAGTCAGTAGCTGACGAGAAAAAGAAAGATGCTCGTGCCTACGCCTACTGGATTTCACCTCAGCAAATGCTGGATGTGGCATGGGACGACGACGGGAATATGTTATGGGCGTTAATTGTGGAAGTCGCTCGCGATGACGCAGATCCTTTTACTTCTACAGGTCAGGAATACCAACGTTATCGTCTGTGGACACAAAACGAGTGGTATCTGTTCCGTGAGGAAGTGAAGAAGGGGGCTGGTGGAGCAGGTCGTCGTCAGGCAAAAGTTATTTTAGAGGACAGCGGCGCGCATAATCTCGGCGTAGTTCCTGTGTTTCCTGTTGATTGTATTGGAGAAAGTGAATCACCGTATTTCAGCCCATCGTTGATCGATGATATCGCTTATCTTGATCGTGCGGTTGCAAACTATCTGTCAAACCTTGATGCCATTATTCAGGATCAGACATTTAGCCAGTTGGCTATACCGGTACAGTCGCTTTTACCTGGTGATGAAAACCACACTAAAGTGCTTGAAATGGGCACAAAGCGAGTCTTCACCTACGATTCTGAAGGTGGAAACCAGCCGTTTTATCTGTCACCAGACCCGAAACAAGCTCAGATGATCATCACTACGATTAAGACGGTGATTAACGAAATCTACCATTCAGTTGGTGTAGCTGGTGAGCGAACGAAGCAGGACAACGCACAGGGAATCGATAATTCATCTGGTGCCGCAAAAATGTATGACTTCCAGCGTGTAAATAGCTTGCTTGTCACAAAAGCAGAGCGTCTGGAAAGGCTGAACGCCAAATCATGCTACTGGTTGCGAAATGGATGGGGGTAGATCTGGACGAAGACCACTCTTTAATTGCGTATCCAGAAAGTTTCGATATTCGTGGCCTTACAGATGAATTTTCTGTTGCCGAGAAACTGTCATTACTTCAGGCACCGGACTCTGTACGTCGTCACCAGATGGAAATGCTTATTGAGAAGATTTTCCCGAACATTACTGAGGCGATGAAAAAGGAATTTGATAAAGATCTCTTGAATTTTCCTCCAAAAAATGATCTAAATACCCTTGAAAATAAGTCAGTACTTACTTATGATCGTGGTGCAGCCCAAGAAAGCGGGCAAGATCAACCCCGAGGGAATGGGGACTCATCTACTCAAGAGAACGAGTGATAAGTAACAAAAGGAATTTTTATGAATCTGTGGCAAATGCTTTTGGCCCGTCGTGGTCTGATGGATGTCGCTGAAGCGCATGAGCGTGGAGGCGCTGGCGGTGTAGCTGCTGATAATGAGCAGAGTACACAAGATCCTGACAAACAGGGTGAACAAAAAGAGCAGCCGAAGGGCGATGACGAATACGCTGGCATGACTCAGGAAGAGTTACTGGCCGAACTTCGTAAAACCAAGAAAGCTGGTGCTGAACTGCTGAAGGAGAACATGAAGCGCAAAGAGAAAGAGCGCACATTGGCCGATCAGCTTGCTCAGTACGGTGATATCGATCCGGCTCGTGCTCGCCAGCTTTTAGAAGCTGAACAGGCCGCAGAAAACGCACGTCGTGAGGCGGAGCAAGCTGAACTGGAGCGTCGTGGTGAGTTCGATGCTGTTAAAAAACAGATGATCGAAGCACACCAGGCAGAGCTGGCACAGCGTGACGAACGTTATGCAGCACTGGAAAGTGAAAACGCATCACTGAAATCTCAATTAGTCGAGATGACCGTGGGCGCTTCCTTCAGTAACTCTCTCTTCCTACGTGACAAAGTTCTGATGACCCCGGCAAAAGCCCGCGTGATCTACGGTTCTCATTTTGAAGTGGGTGAAGACGGTAGCGTAGTGGGTTATGACAAACCGGCAGGTCACAAAGAACGAGCTGTTCTGGTTGACGGTGAAGGTAAGCCGTTGCCGTTTGAATCCGCGATTGAACGCATTGTGCGGGCAGATCCGGAAGCTGACGCATTGATGCGTAGCGAAGCCAAGCAGGGTGTAGGCTCACATTCCAAATCGACCTACACAATATCCCGACCGAAGAACAAGTCGACTATGGATAAGTTGGCCTCCGGTCTGGGGAAAATTGGACTTAAGTAACATCTAAATCAAAGGGAATTGATAGATGCCATTACTGCGTGAAGAAGCTGAAAAGCTGTCTAACAACGAACTCGAACAGGGTGTGATCGAAACCATCATTGATCGCGATGACCTGTTTGCCATCCTGCCTTTCATGAAGATCAATTCGAAGGCATATCTTTATAACCGCGAAAAAACCCTGAGCGAAGCTACTTTCATTGATGTGAACGACACCATCACCGAAGGTGCAGCAACCTTCGAAGAGAAAGTTGCGAAGCTGCGCATTCTGGCTGGCGACGTTGACGTCGACAAATTCCTGGCTACCACTATGGCTGATACCAACAACCAGCTGGCTATCCAGGTTCGTCAGAAAGTCAAAGGTCTGGCTCGTGCCTTCCGTCGCAATCTGATTGTTGGCGACTCCACCACTAACAACAAAGCCTTCGACGGTATTCCGAAGCTGATGCATGACGATCAGAAGATCGACATCTCCGGCGCATCCATGACTTTCTCTATGTTCGACGAACTGGTCGACGCAGTTAAAGATCTGGGCGCAGACTGCATCATGATGCGTTCTGAGCATCTTCGCGCATATCGTGCGCTGCTGCGAACTGTAAACGTAGGCCCGTCCGAAATCATGATGGAAAACTTCGGTCGACCAATGCTGTGCCATAACGGCGTTCCGTTTATCGTAAACGACTTCATTCCGGTTGCGGACTCCACCAAAGCGGATATCTAC